GGGGCCAGCTGTCGGGGATGTCGAAGCGGTCGATCAGGTGGACGGCCGGATCATAGTCGTCGTACACCAGCCCCTCCGCTGCGACCCACAGACCGCGCCTGAGACGCTGGTAACGGACGCCGGTCAGTGCGTCCAGACGGGAGATGTAGGACGCCCCAGAGGGCGTCAGAGAGCCGTCGGGGCGGTACAGCGTCGGGTTGTCCTCATGACGGGATTCGAGCATCACGACTTCGCCCGTCCGGGTCTTCTCGTGGAGCCAGTGGTTGGGCCGGTCCGGGTTGCAGTCGGCGATCAGCTGCTGGTACGGCACGACTCCGTAACGGAGTCGGGTGCTGATCATCTCCCAGTCGTCCGGGGTCAACTCCGTGGCCTCCTGGACATAGGCGGCGTCGTATTCCGAACTCATGATCTTTTGGGCCTTATCGAGGCCCCCAACAGTGATCGTGGACCCGTTGCGGAACCGGTACTGTGCCGCTTCTTCCGACGACCCGCCGTAGAACCAGACCTCTCCGGACTTCAGCGCTTCGCTGGCCACCTTGGTACGCCAGGTCACCAGGGCGGTAGACGTCAGGCTGACGGCGGTCTTACGGACGATCAGCAGTCGGCACCCGGGGTACTTCAGCGCGATCAGCATCAGCTTTTCCAAGCAGGCACGGGATTTGCCGGTACCGGCGGGGCCGGAGAGGAGTACGGCCGGAGACTTGTTCGTGATCAGCTCTCTGCAGGTCCCGCGCGGACCGTAGGTGTGGGTGATCATACGTCGTCGGCCCCGAGAAGCGTGTACGTCATCCCGCCGGACACGTCCAGCTTCGTGGCGCTGTCCAGGCCCAGGAGCCTGGCACGCCGTTCCGCCACGCGGAGCAGGAGGGCGTGAGCCCGTAGCGCGAAGTCGTCGTCTTCCAGGGGGAGGGGAGGGTCACCGATGCTGATCAGACGGCCATTGGAGACGACGAAGTGCCGCTTCTCCAACCTCTCCAGGATGTCCTGCTCCTGTGCGTCAAGCTTCTGCAGCTCGAACGCCACGGCGGATTCGGCCGGTTCTGTGATGACTTCCTTCATCGCGCGTTCGACCATCTCCCACGCAGCCTGTTTCGTGACCCTGAGAGCATCGCCGATCTGCTGGTAGGTCATCGACCGGGAGCGCATCCGAGCGGCTTCGGCGTCTCTGGCCACAGTGGAGGGGTTGACCGTGTAGCCCTGGGTCGTCTCGATCGGTCCGGCCACGGAAAACACCTCATGTCAGGTCGCTTACGTCAGGGTAATGATACGTGGATCAGCCCCCGGACCGTGGTGACGGAAGGCTGCTGACCAACCTCGGTGAGCGGCTACCCGACCAGTCAACATCACTCCGTGACCCTGCTGTAACGGAGCGATTCGCGACTATGGCAGATCTGCCACAGTCGCCAAGCGGTAAGCCACCGATCATCGACGGTAAGTCACACAACGAGGCGGGCCTGAAGCGACCCGCATCGGTCCGGCCACGGAAAACACCTCATGTCGGGTCGCTTACGTCAAGCCGATGATACGTGGATTAGCCCCCGGACCGTGGTGAACGGCCGGGGGCTGATGGGGGTGGTGGTCAATGGTGGTCACTGAGACGGGTTGTTCACCGTCCGGTAAGAGTGGTTGATCGCGTAGATCGCCTGGGCGATCTCGTTCAAACCCTCCTTCTGGGCGTAAGCCACCTCCGACAAGCCTTCAGAAAGCGCGCTGGCGATCTCTGACAGGCCCTGGGAGATGGCTGGCCCGACGGGTTGCCGTAGACCCTCACCAGCAAGCCCCATACCCACCCCGTTCAGGAGCTCCAGGCACTGGAAGCTTCGGGCCATGTTGTGAACCATGTCCAGCACTCGTTCACGGGTCTCGGGGTCGATGTCGCTCATGGTCGTTCCTCTCGGTTGGTGGGGAAGGGCTGGTTTCCATCAGTGCATGAGTGCAAGATCGACAACGGCTTTTCTGGGGGTTCTATCAGTGCACCCCTTAAGGGGGAGCACTGATAGCACTGATGTCAATAGTGCTATGAGTGCTGAACCTCCAGCACTATTGACACTCATAGACCGGCGACTCATGACACCGCCCCCTCATCCACCCAAGGACCGGCGTCCGGCGCGGGTCCGGGGCGGTGGATCTGTGACCTCCCCTCGGTCTCCACATGGATGCGACCGGCGTCCACCAGGATCTTGGCCAGGTCGGTGTAGGTCCTGGTCGTGACCCCCTTCAGATTCTTGACAGGACCGGCCAGGCACCCGGGGTTGGCCGTGACGTACGCCTCGATCCGGTTCAGCGTCTCCTCACGCTCCAGTTGCTTACGGGACCGGGGCCGGGCCAGGACGCCGTCTCCGGCGATGCTGAGGCGTCGCGTCATCGGGTTGTACGACAGCAGCGACTCCGGCACGTCCACATCGCGCCCGAACGCCTTGAAGAACCGACGGGCGTTCTCGGCCGGTTCTCCGTCCTTGTCCTTCTCCCCGACGATCTTCCATTCGGCGTCCGGCCAGCCCCGGAGCTTGCTCGCTCCCCTGCTCCGTTCGCCGTTGTGGCCCATGTGATGGGTCAGGATCAGCTCTTTCGCGCCCGATTCGACCAGCAGGGCGTCAAGGGCATCGAGCACCTTGCCCACCTCCGAGTTGTTGTTCTCGTCGGCCTGACAGGCGTTGAGCACGGGGTTGAGAGGGTCCAGAATGATGACCTCAGCTCCCAGGTTCTTCAGCTCTGCGGCCCATCGAGCGCGGATGCCCGGGTTGGTGATCCGGAACTGGTCCAGCTGACCGCGCATGGGGAGAACGGTCACATGATCCGGCCCCCGGACATTCTGGTCGCGGAGCCAGCGCCGGAGCTGCACACGAGACATCTCCGTGTCGATGATCACGACCTGGCCCATGACCGGCTCGACTTCGTACCTGTCCAGGAACTTGTCTCCATCTACCAGGCAGCGGACCAGGTTGCCGACGGCCGTTGTCTTTCCGGCCTTCATCTCCGCCGCCATGATGACCCGGCCGTTGACCGGGAGCAGGCCGGAGATCCTGAATGGGGCCTCTTCGTCAGGTTCCGCCAGCAGGTCCATCAGCGTGACCATCTTGGGCAGCTCGAAGGCGTCGGAGTCTTCGGCTTCGAGAACTTCACGGGCGTTCCGCCGTGCGCGTTCGAGCCGGAGGGCCTTCGCGTTCTCCAGCTCCTGAAGACGGTTGCCCTCCATCGGCTCCGAGTGCTCGATCAACGTCCTGAGGGCGTCCGTACGGTCATCAGGTTCGACCTTGGCGAACAGGTCGTCCAAGCCGTCCGTACCGTCCCCGGCTGGCGGTAGGAACCGCACAGAGGCACTTCCGGCGTCCGTGAGAGCCGCAGACAGCTCCAGGGCCGCTGTCGTGACGTCCGGGTTGCTGAACAGGTCCGCGTCGAACGACACACGGACGTCCCGGCCGCTCACGAGTGATAGATCCGCGTCCTTCCAGTTGTTGCAGCCCGGGATACCGATCACGGCGAAGTTCTCCGGAGCGTAGGCACCGGCCACCCACCCTTGCTTCTCCCCTTCCACGATCAGGACGCTGTCGAACCCGTCCATCCTGATGTGGGGCGTGCTCACTCCGTTGAGCGACGCCATGATGACCCCACCTGTGCGGATCAGGTTGAGTCCGCTGGTGGCCTTCGTTCCCACGTACTTGGCTGGCTTCCCGCTCGTCTTCTTCGGGTCGGGGGCTGGGTTGTCCGGGTGGTACCGGAAGCCCTTCGTGCCGTCGGCCGCCGTGTGCGGGAAGAGGATGCCCGGAACCGGTGTCAAATCCGTCATCACGGCCAGGTCTTCGGGAAGGTCGCGGCGAGTGGTCACGGACCTGAATCCGGCCGAGTCTATGATCTCGCTGGGGACTGCGCAGGCGTTCAGCCATGCGCGGTGTTCCGGGGTAAGTCTTGACCCGGTGTCACTCATGATGTAGCCTTTCGGTTGTGAGTACGAGAGCTGTGAGGGCTCCCGGAGGGCTGGACCGCTGACCCCGGTCTGGCCCTTCTTCATGCCTGGCCTTCTTCGGTGAACAGGGATTCCATGGTGACCCCGAAAGCCTTCGCCAACTTGTACGCGCTGTATGCGTTCGGCTGGCGTCCGGCCTCCCATGCGGAGATCTGGCCCTGTGCCACTCCGGACCGGGTGGCCAGCTCCCGCTGAGTCCAGCCCCGGGCCTCCCGGAGTGACTTGACGTCAATCCTCATCTCAGCCTCTTTCGTGGCTTGCGCTGTCTGCATATCCCTGATACTATACGAATTAAGAGCCCAGCACAACCTCACAGCCGAAGGGACTCGATCACATGAAGACCAACGGAATCCCGGACTTCCTGGAGACGCTCCAGGACAACGACCACACCACGGCCAACGCCCTGCTGGCCATCCGTGACGAACTCCGTCGTCAGTGGGAGGTGGACAACGAGCACCGGTACCTCACGCCGCAGAGCCAGACCCCGGCCGCCGTCGCGATGTTCGCGAAGATCGAGGGCACGCCGGAGTGGCACGAAGTCCAGGCGATGAAGGCCATCGAAGAGTCAACGCGGTGGATCAGCGACCGGGGCAACGTCCGGACCTGT